ACTATATCTAAACAGCGTAATCCTTATATGTTTGAGCAATACGCTAAAGGATATGTTAAAGAGCATTCAGTTGGTATGCGATATGTTAAACTTGAATTAGCAATCAATTCAGATAACAAATGGGATGTTGAAGAAAAAGAAGTTTGGGATAAATATTACCCAGAAATAGCAAATAAAGAAGTAGCAGATGAAAGAGGTTACTTTTGGGCAGTTACAGAAGCAAAAATAGTAGAGGGTTCGGCAGTTGTAAAAGGGTCGAACTATGCTACGCCAACAATATCAATCGAAGCCGTTAAAGACACTCCGATTATTACCGAGCCGTTGAAAGACACTCAAAAAGAAGAGCAACAAATAAAAGAATTATTAAACAAATTTAAAAAGTAAAATGGAAGATTTAATTAAAGAATTAGGCACTAAAATAGATGCTTTTAAAGAAACAAGTGTAAGCAAAGAAGATTTGGCTACACTAAAACAAGAGTTTGAAACTCTTAAATCACAAGGAGCTGATGTAACAGCTTTGAAAGGACAAATCGATGAATTAGCGTTGACTTTAAAAGATGTGCAAGAAAAAGGCAACGCAAATCAAGAAAGTTTCTTAGAAATTGTAAAAGCAAATAGAGAAAAAATCAACGCTTCTACAAAAGAAAAAGGAACAGGAAAAGAATGCGAAATAGTTGTAAAAGCTGATACAGTTAGAGCAAGTATTGCCAACAATGGTGCTGCATTACAATTAGGAATGAACACATTACTAGCAACAAGAAAGTTAGTAGTTTATGATTTATTTCAAAAAATCCCAGTTCCTAAAAACGCTAATGGTGTAATTCGTTACGTTGATTGGGATAGTGCAACTATTGTTAGAGCAGCAGCTGCTATTGCAGAGGGTGGTGTTTTTCCAGAAGATACAGCGAAATGGGTAACAAACACTTTAACAATTCAAAAAGTAGGTACTGCTATTCCAATTTCGGAAGAGTTTGCTTATGATGATGAAATGTATGTAGCGGAGGTTGCTAACTTCATTGAAAATGATGTTAACATTAAAGTTGATACAGATTTGATTACTGGTAACGGAACAGCACCAAACATTGCTGGTTTAAATTCACAATGTACAACTTATACAGCGGCTGCTTCTGGTATTGCTGATGCTTCAATCTATGATTTGATTGTAGATATGAAACGTTCTATAACTGCTACTGGTGGTTCTAAATTTAGCCCTGACTTTGCATTGATGAACGTAGTTGACATCAACAAAATGCTTTTGAAAAAAGATGTTAATCGTCAATATGTAGCTCCGCCATTTGCATCAAGTAGCAATGGAACTAGTGAGTTTACAGTAGCTGGAGTTAGAATTATCGAGTGTAACGCTGTAACAGCAAACACTATGATAGTAGGTTGTAGCGCATTTGCTAAAATTTACGAAGAGCCGGGCATTGTTGTAGCTACTGGGTATGATGGTGCAGACTGGTCAAGTGATTTGATGACAATGAAAGCGAGACGTAGAATGAACTTATTAGTTAGAGTTCAAGATAGAGTAGGTTTCGCTAGAGTTGCTTCAATTTCAGCTGCTTTAACTACATTAGCTACATAGTATGATTGAGATTGAGTTTACAGAAGATTTTGCAACTAAAAAGAAAGGCGAAAAATGGGAATGCGACTCAATACTTGCATCGCACTTAGTTCACTTTGATAAAGTTGCAAAATACACAAAAGAGGTAAAAGAAGTTAAAACCAAGAAATAATGCCACAAATAGTAACAAAGACATATTTTCAGAAAGCAAACGAGTTGTATATTCCGTTATCGGTTACAGCACCAGTTAGCAATGCTTCAATGCAAAGTCCTAGTAACGTAAGTTATTTAGATAATCTTTGCATTAAGTTGGAAAAGTCTATTTTACTAAATGCATTAGGTTTGACTGCTTATAATGAACTCCAAACGGCATTAGCGGATATAAACAATCCGCTAAATGCCAAATGGAAATCTTTAGTACAGGGGGAAAATTACGATGGTAAAGTTTGGGAAGGTTTAAGTAATGATTATTCATTAATAGCTTACCGAATTTACGAGGAGTTTGTAACCGATACTAACGATAGACTTTCAGCAATAGGAACAACGCAAGTAAATCCACAAAATGCAAGTTTAGTTATTCCCAACTATAAAATAGCAAATGCAAATAATAACTTTATACAAAAGTATCAAGGCGGTTATTTAGAATATCCATTTATTTATAACGATGGTAATTTTATCGATTGGTTTGGTAATCAGGAAAATGTAGAAGTTAGTTTGTATCAATATTTATTAGACAAAAAGAATGACTTTTCGAGTATAAATTTAGAGAAGTTTAGGGTTTATGATACAAAAAACTCCTTTGGAATATGATAATCTTTGAAGAACAGTTAGGTAGATTAATAGCACTTTTGCCAACGTTTACGGATGCAAACAGCAATACATTTACTGTAAAGTATGGATGGGGCGATATAAATGAGTTAAACAAGTATATGTTTATTAATTCAACTCAAATTTACCCTTTGATATGGTTAACTGCTGGAGAAGATACTCACGATTTGAATGAGCCAAATGTAAAAAGGAATGCAAGTATAGTTATTGCGACTAAATCTTTGATGCAAGATGAACTTAATCCATTTCAATACAACAACGATTTTAAGATTATTTTGCAACCCATATTAAACAATTTAATAACAGCTTTACAACGTTCTGGAATATCAATTTTAAAAGTTGATACTATCAAAACTAATAGGGTTGTTAATTATGGAGTTGAGTTTAGAAACGCAAACGAAATAAAAACATTAGACATTTGGAATGCAATAATTTTCGATGCTGAAATAACGTTTACAAGTACGACAACTTGTTTAAATAAAATTATTTTTTAACAATTAAATAAAAAAAGATGCCAACATTAACAGGTACTAATTGTACAATAAGCCGATTAAATATCGGAATGGATGACTGCCAAGTAATCGAGGGGTTGCTAAATGGCTTTTATCGTGTAAAAAAAGGTTACGCAATAGATTTATCTACAGTAACTATAAACAAAGCGTGGATTGATGACCAAATTCAATTAGGTTTGATTGAGCCGTTTGTAGGTGTTTTCGATGCTATTGCAGAAACTCCAGATGCGACTACCGAAGAAAGTCAGTCAGGAATTATGTCAGTAGTTCGTCAAGGAAAACCAACTATTACTGCAACTTTCAAAAAAGGAAAAGCATTTCAAAAAGCAGCGTTTTCAAGTAACTCACAAGATGGCTACGATTACTTCCTAATTTACGAAAGTAATGTTATGGAAGGAGTTTTAACTGGAAATACTTTAAAAGGTTTTGATGGTGGAATGTTCAATACAAATGGCTACAATATGAACAACGGAACAAACTCCGCAAGTTCAGTAGTTAAATTTCAATTAACAAATCCTTATGAGTTTAACGTACAATGTACATTTATTGCAGACTTAGATTTCAATTTAAGCACTGGGGTAAATGGTATAATTGATACTGTTTTAACAGGTCGTGCCGATGTTTCAGATAACAAAATTTACGTTAAACCAACTTGGTTGCATAACGCTCAAGAAGTTGTAGAAGGAATGGCATTAGCTAATTTTAGAGCTACATTGAACGGAACTGTAAACGTATTGACAGGAACTGCGGTTTTCAACTCTGTAACTGGTGAGTATGCTTTAACTCCAACTACTGCGGTTGCATTAGGTCAAAGTTGGGTAGTACAACTATACAGCTCAACACTAAGTACAGAGGTTGCAAAAGTAGGTACTAAGTTTTACAAAGGAACTACAACTGCTATCACGCCAGTAGCTTAATCGATTAACAAATTTTAAATTCAATTAAGGCGGTTAAATTATTAATCGCCTTTTTTATAAATACTTTAAATAATTTAATAACTTTACAACAATGAAAATATTTAACGTTTCAATATTTGGAGAAGATGCCGATTGGTTTTGTGAACAGCCAAAAAACGTGCAAAAAGATTGGATTTTAAGTAATACAAATCAAAGCGATGATACTTTGATTGATGAACTTTTAAGCAATATTAATAGAGGTAACGACTGCGATTGTGGTTGTGCTAAATGCGAAAAAAATGGGAATATCAGCAAAAACAATGTTAACGAGACTGCAATCGTTGAGCCAACCGAAGTTGGAAACGATGGTACGGGAAATAGTATTGAGCGACCAAAAAAGACTAAAAGAGCAAAAGGTTAATGAATGGGAATTAGGATTAAGACCAAATAATAATATTATTGGAGAATATCGAGACCCTGAATACCAAGAAATGAAATACTTTAAAAATCCTAGAGCGAGGGGATATGTAGATTTAATTTTAACAGGACAAACTGCAAGTACTTTAATAGTTAAACCATATTATAATAAAGCATTTTTATTTTTTATAAACGACCAACATAATTTAGTAGGCAAGTATGGACTTGATATTTTAGGAATTAATAAAGATTATTGGGATAACCGACAAAGAGACATTTACAGATATGTATTAATACAAGATATAAAGAAAATACTAAATGCCTAAATATAACAGCATAGATACAATTCCAGCAAAAGTATTCTTTGAAGTATTAAAATCAAAGAATTACCAACTTTTAAAACCTAAGCCAAAAGAAAAGGGATTAGAAGAATGTTTTATTGCTATTTATGATGATTTCTTTATTAAAAGTGATAATTCCGAAGCAAAAAGTTATTTAAAATTAAATAAAGAAATAGCATTTTTAGAATATAAAATGGCAGTAATTAAGCAAGTATTACATTTTGCTTACTACAATCAAACGACAAAAGAAATGCGTTATGATATTATTGATGCACTTAAAAAAGGATGTGGAATTGATATTGATAAAGATGCCCCATTTATAGATGAAGTTCAAAGAGTGTTGCAAATTGAAATAGGTTATATCAAAAATGATTTGTCTTTATTAAAAGCAGAATTAAAAGAAATGATTAAAGTTAGTCAAAATAAAGATTATAATTATTATGATAGTATTGGTGCTTTGTCAAACGTACTTCCAAATAACTCACTTTTAAAAGAAGATATGACTTTAGCAATTTATATCACTTTGGAAAAAATGGCAAACAAAATTGTTAAACAACAAAAAAATAAGTAATGGCAGAATTTATTGAAATACTTAGTCCTTCAGCTTTAAAAGACTTACAGACTGCTAATTTAGAAGTTGTTAAGTTAGTAGCTAATATTGATAAAGTAGGTCAGAATATGGCTAAAATCAATACGCCAAGCGGTTCTGATACTGCTACTAAAAAGTTAGTTACTGATTACCAAAACTTAGAAAAGCAATTAGCTAAAAACCAACAACAATTAGAAAAAAACAGACTTCAAGAAATTAAATTAGCACAAGCTAGAGAAAAGGCATTTGATAAATACGACGCTCAATTAGCAAAAGAACAAGCTAAGTTAAATGCAAGTTCAAACCTTTACAATAAAGTACAACAAAAGCTAAATGTACTTTCAAATGAATATAAGGCATTAGCAGTTCAAAAAGAGTTAACAGGTAAATTAACCGATAAAGAAGCGCAAAGATATGATTTTCTGCAAGGTAAAATACAAAAGTATGATGCTACATTAAAGGCAGTTGATGCTACAATGGGTAAATACCAGCGTAATGTAGGTAATTATGCAAGTGGTTTTAATGTATTAGGCAACTCTGTAAATCAGTTAACAAGGGAAATGCCAGCGTTTACTTATTCAGTTCAGACTGGATTTATGGCTTTATCAAATAATATTCCAATATTTACAGATGCTATTGGAAATGCAATTAAACAAAATAAGGAATTAGCGGCTCAAGGTCAACCAACTACAAGTGTATTAAAACAGTTAGCTGGTGCATTTTTAAGTTGGGGAACTGCATTAAGCGTTGGTATTACTTTACTAACTGTTTTTGGTAAAGAAATAGGAGAGTTTTTAACAGGAAGTGAAAGTAAAAAGAAAGCATTAGAAGCAGAAACAAAAGCAATAGAAAATAAAAACAAAGCTGAAGAACAAGCTAGAGAGAGTTTTGCACGCTACCAAAGTGATGAAATTAGTAAGTCTAAAATATTATTAGAAAATGCTAAAAATGTGACTTTATCAATGGAAATGAGAACTAAGGCAGTTAATGAATTACAACAGCGTTATCCTGAATATTTAGGAAATTTAAGCAAAGAAAAAATATTAGCTGGAGAAACTGCTGATGCCGAAATAAGGTTAAATGATGCTTTAGTTAAAAGAGGTATAGCTTTAGCTTCTCAACAAGCAATACAGGATGAAATAAATAATAGTTTAAAAAATCAAAAATGGTTATCAGACCAATTAAATGGAATTGAAATTAAAAGACTTGAATTAGGTAAAAGATTAAGTGCTTTAGACCCTTTTTCAAAAAATGAAGAAGTACAACAAATTTATAATGACTTAACTCAACAATTAACAAGGTTGTTTTATTTAGAAGGTACTTTAAAAGAACAATACGATAATAAAAACAAAACAATACAAGATAGTATTAAATATTATTTACAGCAGTATAACGCAAATGCTAAATATTTAGATGTAGTTCGTGAAGAAGAAAAAGCTACTAAAGACGGAACTAAAGCAAAAAGAGAAGATATCGAAGCGATTACTTTGCAAACTGAATCACAACAAGGTTTATTAGCAAAACTAAAAGAACAAAAAAAAGGTTTTCAAGATTTACAACAACAAACTTCTAACACAAATAAAGAGTTTAAAGATTTTCAGACTATTATTGATGGGATACAACAATCTATTGACTTAATTGAAGACCCTAGTAAAGTAATAACAACGACTGGAGTTGATGAATTTATGAAAAGATATTCTAATAGTGTTCAAACATCATTAGAAGAGTCAAAAGGTTTTTGGGAACAATACGGCCAAGAAGTTACAGATTTATCACAAGAATTAATAAACACTTTAGCTGAAATATCAAACCAAAGATTTGAAACTCAATTAGCAAATTTAGAAAAAGAAAGGGATATTGCTATTTTATTTGCTGGAGAAAGTGCAAGTGCTAGAGAAGAGATTGAAAGACAGTATGAGGAAAGAAGAGCGCAAATACAAAAAAGACAAGCCGAAGCACAAAAGAAGTTAGCAATATTTAATATAATAACAGATACAGCACAAGCAGTTATAGCTACTTTAGCACAAACACCACCACCAGCAGGAATACCTTTAGCGGTTTTAGTTGGTGCTATTGGTGCAGCGCAATTAGCTTTAGTTGCAAGTCAACCACCGCCACAATTTGCAAAAGGAACGGACAACGCACCCGAAGGATGGGCAATAACACAAGAAAAAGGACGTGAGATTATTACAGATAAAAGCGGTAAAGTAAAAAGTTTGGGTAACGACAAAGGGGCGCAATATACTTACTTAAATAAAGGTGATAAAGTATTTACCAATGCAGATACCGAAGCTATGATGTTTAACTCAAACTTAAACAATATGCTTTTAGGTAATGGTATTGTAATGCCTAAAGTTGATGTTTCAATTAGCACACAAGCCATTGAAAATAAACTTGACAATCTTACAAGTGTTATTTCAAACAAAGAGGGATTAACTATTGTTAGAGATGAACGAGGGGAGCGTAAATATTTACGCAAACAAGCTGAAACAAAGGAGTTATTGAATAACGTTTTAACATATAAAGGAATAGATGTTTAAGCATTTTTTAAATTTTATTAGTTTACCCGATATTGGCACTATTGAAATAGGTGAGCCGATTGGCTTCGACAAAGCTAGTTATAAAGTAAAGCAAGATGACAAACGTTTTGGTAGAGACATAATAATCGCTAATGAGGATACTGAACTAACTTTCACAAGGGATTTCTTTGAGCAAATGACAATAACTCAAATATTACCTAATGGAAACATATTTAACAACGCTTCTTTAGGTTTTGATTATTTGATTGACATTTTTAATAACGAGGGTTATGAGGGAAAAATCGAGTATATTATACAAAAAGACAATATTACTTTTAGTACTGGAATATTCAGCTATTCAACTGCAAGTGTTGAGTTTGATAATATCAAAGTTAAGATAATTCAAAATACCAATCGAGAAATTATAAAGCGGTTAGAAGATACCGATGTAGATGCTTTTAATGATACAGCTTTAGATGGTAGAACGATAACTCCTTGTGAAACTACTAATATCCTTTTAAAGTCAAAGCCAATAATACAACAAAGTATTTATGAAAAGTCATTTGCAATAAGTAGCTTAACAGTTGCAAAATTTTACTCTTTATCATTAAATAGAAATATAGTTTTAGCCGAAATAGATAACACTTTAACTGCTTTTTCAGATGTTGTTTATCACCCTTTAGATGGTGTAAATAGAGAAATGACTTTACAAGAATTAATGGCTGGAGGTTTTAATTACATAAACGTTTCGGAAGGACAATCTAATAAATTAATAAAAGCTAATACTACAATAAATCAAATTAATGTAAAAATAAAATTTAAAGCTAGTATGAGAAGCCGAAATGGAAATGCTGAAAATTTTATTTATTATATAATGAAATCTGAACCAAGTCAATTTTTTGAAAATTACTTGAATAAGAATTTTGAAAAAGTTATAGAAGTTCCTTTAACATCTTCAACTTATATTGATGTTGATTTAAATATTGATTTTAATTCAAACATTATTTTAAATGCTGGAGAAATATTATATGGTGGCTACTCTGCTTTAAATAATACTAGTTTTGTTGATTTTAATATTATAAACTCTGAAATAACTTTTACAGTAACTTCTACTTCAATAGACACAATCGTAAAAGGAGTTCGATTAATTGATTTAGTTAAGCACAATGTTAAAAGTTTAGCCGATGTAGAAGTAATTGCACCCGATTATGATGTAAACGGAGAGCATTACGATAATTTCGCTTTTAACGGATTATTATTAGGACAAATTACAGATAAACCATTTAACAATAAATTCAAAGAGTTAATCGGATTTACTGATGAAACTTGTAGCGATTATCAAGTCAATCCAAATACAGTTGAAATACTGCCTTATAATGAATTTTATACCGATGAATTATTGGCTGAATTTCAAGAGTTACCAAGTTTTAGCACAAACACTAAGTATAACAAAAGATACACTCTTAAAACTGCTGATTTTAAGTATAAGCGGTCAAGTTCCGAAAGAGAAACAAACGGACAAAACTCTATTGATGATGTACATACTGAAACTCAAAAATTCATAACAGATACAGTTGATAGCAATTTAAAAGTAGAAATCAATCATATTAGAAGTGCGTTTTTGATTGAACAAGCTCGACAAAGGGCGTTTGATAATCAACAAACGACATCATTACAGAATGATGACAATTTGTTTTTATTAAAATGCGTTCCACTTGCACCAAGTAGCGAGGGTGGTTTTAGTGCGGTGTTGCTTCAACAAGTTGACTCTACAACTAATAATCTAAAAATATTAAACAATAACATTGATGGAGATGGAATTGATTTTAACTGGACTTTATTAGGTTTCAAAGTTGGAGATGCTTTTTATATTGACTTAGGCACAAACGCTGGAGTTTATACAGTCATATCAATTACTTCAACAATATTGGAATTAGATAAAGTTGTTGGAGTGCCTACATTTACAGGGGAAGAGTTTATAAAACTAAGATGGTATTTTACCGATGTACTATATACCAATCAAACAAACGAGGGATATACTTTAATAGAAGGAGTTGCAAATCCTACGGATTACTCAAATTTAGATTATAGCTGGGCAAGAAATATACAACGTTGGTTTCCATATTTAGCAACAGCAACAAAGTTTAAACCAAACGGAATAATTAAAACAGCTTCTTTTAAGACAAATGGCAATTTAATTACTCAAAAGTTTGGAGAAAGTCAAAGTTTAGCAGATAGTGGCGATATTGATAACGCTATTATATCTACAAATAAAATATTAAATCCAAATATACATTCAGTAAAAGTTTATGCACCTTTTGATGAAGTAACAGAATTAATAGATGACATACAAGATAAAAAAGGATATGTTAAAGTGAACTTAAACGATGGCAGAACTGTAAAAGGGTACGTAAAAGAATTAGATTATAGTTGGATTAAAGAGGAATTAGATTTAGAAATTGAAGAAAAATTTGAGGGCGATTTTATGGAAATTACAAGTGATGGAATTACCTATCCACAATATCCAAATAAAAATAATTTAAATTCATTCCAAATTAATAATAATTTTGTAGTTTTGTTTGATGAAAATGATAATCAGTTATATCCACCAGTAAGATTTACTAAAATAAAAATTAATGGAGTTCAATTTACTGATTTAACAACGTTTACAGATGCTTTGACTACATTGATAGGATAACAACACAATTACTGTCGTGAGACAGAGATTTTATTTATGCAAGATTTGAGTTTTATTCGGCTTGAGCCAAACTTCCAAGATGCGAAGAACAC